AAAAACCAGATATGTTTGAAAAAACAGAAGCGGTACCAACTGCAGCGGAATTTAATTTAACGGAAGATGTCATTAAACAAATTAAACAAGCATCAGGTGTATTTAAAGATTTAACAGAAGTTATTGTAGAATCTAAAGATGGTGAAATTAAAGTAACTTTAGGTTCCACAAATTCATTTAATGCTAAATCTAATGGATTTTCTATAGTAGTTCCTGCGGAAACATCTAAAGAGTTCACTATTAAAGTACCATCAGAGAATTTTAATACAATTCCTGTATCCAATTATAACTTTCTAGTAAAATATAATTCTGCTAAAGATGCTTATAGAATTATTCTGAAAAATACAGAAATTAATATGGATATTTTACTAGCAGTAAAAAAATAATATAAATGTATGGGTTTTAAACCCATACATTTAGGATAAGTCTAAATAAGTTATTAAGGATAATTTATTTAGGCATAAGCCTAAATGTTTTTCGACACTTCGAATTTAATTGCAAACTCTGATTAAGAGAATAAAGATAGTGGGATTACCACTTAAAAAAAGGAATATTATGGAAAATACAATGAATGCAGATATGTTTAATTTCGACGCTATGGTTAAATCAGTGGGTATAGACCCATTTGCTCAAGACACTACAAAATATGCTAAAGATGAAAGATTTTACACACTTACCAAAGATAAAGACGATAATGGTGCAGCTCTAATTCGTTTTCTCCCAGACTCTGAACAGCATATGATTCAAAAAATGATGAAAATTAATACAACTATTACTAAAAATGGTAAAAAAAGATTCGTAAATGAATTTACACCTGCAACTATAGGTCAACCTTGTCCATTTCAAGAAGAATGGCAAAGACTATGGAATGAGGGTAAAAAAGAAGAAGCTCGTACATTTAGTAGAGGTATTGTTTATATAGCTAATATTAAAGTACTTAAAGACCCTAAAGCACCTGAGAATGAAGGTAAAATTTTCTTATATCAATTTAGCGGTTCTATGAATACTAAACTTCAAGCAGCTATGAAACCATCAGAAGATGATATTGCACTTGGTAAAACACCAAAAGAAATGTTTAATCCTCTTCGTGGTAATACTATGAGATTAGCTTGTTCTAAAGGTGCTAATGGTCAAATTAATTATGATGCTACAGAAATTTTACCAGAAGTAAATGGTATTTACAATTCTGTAGAAGAAGCAGTAAAGGATATTAAAGAAAACACATATAAATTATCAGATTTACTAAAACCAGAATCATTCTTATCTTACGAAGAATTAGTTAAAAAGTTTAAATGGGTTACATTTCAAGACCAGGAAACAGTAACACCTGTAGCCCAAGTAGAAGTTGCACAACCTGTTCAACAAGAACCTGAAGTAACTTCGGTAACTGAACCTACTCAACCTGCTCAACCTGTAGCCCAAGTAGAAGTTGCACAACCTGTTCAACAAGAACCTAAGAAAGATGAGCAATCACTTGATGCATTACTTGATGGATTAATGTAAAAATATCAGGATTTATTCCTGATATCAATTGAAGGAAATTTATGATATTAGTAGATATATCGGGTCTATTGCATAAAGCTATTTTTAATGCAACAAAAAACTTACCACAGCAACAAGAATTGCATAGACCAGAAACTTACAAAAAGGTATTTTTAGATTCAATTCTAAACGAATTAATAGAAACTCAGACAAAATACAGATTTACATTTGGTGAACTTGTGATATGTTTTGATTATAAAGGATCCGATAGTTATTGGCGAAAGGACATTTACCCAGCTTATAAAGCACAAAGAAAATTAACAAAAACTTCACAACCATTCGATTATAATGATGTTTATGAGATGTTTGAGGAATTAAAAGTTCAATTAGAATCAAACACTCCTTGGAAATGTGTAACTGCAGAAAGAGCAGAAGCTGATGATGTTATATTAGTTTTATCTCGTGAAATTGCACCAAAATTAAAAGCGAAAACATTAATTTATTCTGCGGATAAAGATATGATACAAGCTCAATATAATAACCCTAAAATTGAACAATATTCTCATCAAACTAAAAAATGGTTATTACCTGAAGATAAGTACGATGATATGTCCCATTGGTTCCTTGAACATCAATGTCTAGGGGATTTGAGTGATAATGTGTTTAATATAGTTCATAATACGGAATTTAGTGATAACTTTAAATTTTATTTGAAAACCAAAAATATAGACGAATGTTATCACGAAGTTTACAAATTTCGAGAATTAGATTTAGAATTAAAAAAAGAATTATTATTAAATTATAATGTTTTTAAAAAATTAAAAGCAAATCAAGAAACGCCAGATAAAGACATTTACAAAACTATTAGATTTGGTCCGTCCGGTTTGAAAAAATCTATAGATAAACACGGTTCATTGGAGAATTTTTTAAATACTAATCCTATTATAAAAGAAAATTTTGAGAGAAATTATATTTTAGTTATGGAAGATGGCATTCCTGAATATGTCAAAGAGAATATCCTTATGAGTTATACTAAAGCAAAATCTGTATATAATAAGAATGAGTTTGTTAAATACCTAACAAATGAAGGATTATTTCAAATAATACAAGATTTACCTACTGTATTTACAGAAGAAGTGCAAGAATTAACTATAGAAAATTGTGGATGGTAATAATGAAGAAAATTATATTAGTAAATGGATTACCAAGGGCAGGAAAAGATACTTTTGCAGATTATCTGGTAAAATATCATAATTATAAAAAACTATCTTTTGCAACCGCACTTAAAGATATTATAGCTAAATCATTTAATATTACTTTAGATGAATTAGACAAATTTAAAAACGATAATGTTAATTTAATATATGAAGAAACTAATGGATTTAATGACAACTTATTAAATTTTAGGGATTTATTAAGACGGTTTGGTACAGAGGCCATGAAACCATATTTTGGTAAGTCTGTATGGTCAGATATTGTATATAGCAAAATAAAAGATTCAAAGCATAATAAATTTGTTATATCTGACTTTAGATTTTTATCCGAATATACAGAATTAGAAGACACCGAAGTTATTACTGTATTAATAAAAGATGAAAGAGAATTACCAAAAAACGGACATAGTTCTGATACAGAATTATATAATAATTTATTTAAATTTGATATTGTTTTAGAAAATACTGGTTCTATAGATGATTTTTATAACAATATCGCAAATTTAGAGTTTCTGTAATGCTAGATAGAATAGACATTAAATTTTTCAAAGAAATAGTTGGATATTCTAATATAGGGAAAGAAACAGATACAGATATAAATGCTAAATGCCCTGTTTGTGGAGATGGTAAAAAATCTAATTCAAAAAGATTACATTTATATAATAAAGGTACTGTAACTAATGTTAATTGTTTCAATGGTGATTGTGAAGTAGTTAACAAAACAATGTATAGTTTTATCCGGGATTTTTTCCCAGATAAACTTTCAGAGTATAAAAAAGCTACTTTTGGGAATACTATTAATAAATTAAAAACCGAAAACCAAGGTTCTGTATTTAGTAATATTAAGATAGAAAAACAAAAAGAAGTTAAACCTGTTTATACTCAAGATTTAAGTCCTTATATGTTACACTTAAAAGAATCAAGTGAAGGATTATTATACCTTAGAAATCGAGGAATTGGTTATAAACCAGATATTCGAGGAAAATGGTATTATGGTACTCAAGACTTGAAAATAGGCGATACTCTATATAAAGTAACAGATAGTATAATTATACCATTGTATTATGAAAAAGAAATGTATGGATTCTATAGTAGAAGTACAAAAGATAAGAATTTTGTTACTTATATGGATGACAGAAATATTGGGTATAAAATATGGAATTGGTTTAATATTAATTTAGACGAACCTGTTTATATATTTGAAGGTATTTTTGATGCAATTAGTTCTGGTAAGAAAAATATTATAGCATTATTAGGTGCCAAATTACCAGATGCTAGACTTAAAGAAATAAAATACCCGGTATTTGTTTTAGATAATGATAGAACTGGTATTTTAAATATGATAGAGTATTCAAAGCTAGGTTATAGTTGCTTTGTTCAGCCAGATAACATTAAAGAAAAAGATTTTAATGATATATGGTTATCTGGAAGATATACACCAACCATGATTAGAGAATTGATAGATGATAATACATATAAAGGGTTATCTGCTAGAAATAGATTAAAATTAAAATTATAAGAAGGAAGAAAATGGGAAAAACTACAGAATTTATTCAAACAAACGATAGAATTGTTTCTTTAAAAAATGTATCAAATATTAATGTATTGCAAACAAATAGAATTGTTTTTAATATGAATTATAATATAGAAATAGAAAAAGGTAATTCGTATAAATTTATTTCGGATTATGTTTATTGGGATTTATTATCTAAAGACCAATTAGAATTTGCACTTAATAAAATAAAAAATAATAAATATTTTAAAGAGAATTTTATTAATAATGGAAATACATATATTAATATAAATGAAATTTCCAGTATTAAATTTAGTGACAAAAAATTAAGAATTATTATTAATTTAAGTCATCCTGTATCTTTTATTGATTATTATGGTAATGAGAATATTACATCGGAGTTTGTATATTGGAATTACAATACATTAAAAGAATATAATGAAGCAAAATCGCTATTACATATATTATTAGATATTAAGGAGAATTAAAATGGCAGTAGAATATAAATCAACCGAAGAAGTTTTTACAGAAATTAAAGACTTTGCATTAGAATTATTCGAGTTACAACTGAAGAAAAAAGGTATCGATGAAGAAATTAAAGAGTTAAAAACATCTTGGAAGGAAGAGGGTGTTGCTGTAGGTAAAGTTACTAAAGTTATAAATCAACTTAAAGCTAGAGCTAAAATGTCCGAGGCAGATAAATTAGAAGAAGATATTATTTTTGAAAAATTAGAAGCCGATGACACAATTCAAAATAAAATAGCTATGATGAATAACTAATGAAATATTCACCTTATTCTTATAGTAAAATTAGTACATATCAGCAATGTCCTAGGAAGTTTAAATACAAATATATTGATAAGGTGAAAGTTCCTTTTGTTTATAGCGAAGCTTTAATGAAAGGTGGAGCTGTGCATCATATATTAGAGTACCACCCTGAAAAATCTACACATAAGTATCAAGAAAAATATCAAAATATAGCAGATAATTTTATAAATTCAGAAACAGGTAAACTACTATTTTCTTTAGAATCAAAAAGAGAAATGAGTATAGGTTTAACAGAAAATATAGAACCTTGTAATTATTCTGATGAAAATGTTATGTTAAGAGGTTATGTTGATTATTATACAATATATAATGATTATTTATGGATAGTAGATTATAAAACCGGTAAATTGAAAGACCCTAGATGGCAATCTTATGACCAAAATTTATGGTATTCTATATACTTTTTTAAGAAATTTTCCAAATTAAATAAAATTAAAATTACATATCAATATGTTGAACATTTAGATAGCGATAATTCTATTATATTAAAAAGAAAATATTTAGATAATTATATAAAATCCCTTATGATAAATATATCTAATATAGAAAAAGATGATAAGTTTAATAAATCAGAAAGTAAATTATGCGATTATTGCGATTTTAAGGAAATATGTTTATTATAAATACTAATAAATTAAGGA